CACCTCCATTCAACTCATATGGAATTCAAACAAAAACAGGTGATGGATATTTAATACCAGAAGATTTATCAGAAGCACAAAAGAACAATGTTCAAACTATAATTAATCAATTACAATCACAAAATGCTGTTCCACCTAGTGCACAAAATACTATAGGAGGAAATAATTTTACTTCAACTCAAGAATAAATTTGGAATAGAAATAAAAAGAACGTATATTTATAAACAAAATAATTAAACAATGGGATATTTAAATAATCAAGTAGTAACAATTGATGCTATCTTAACAAAAAAAGGTAGAGAACTTTTAGCTAAAGGTCAAGGTGGATTTACTATTACACAATATGCTTTATCAGATGATGAAATTGATTATACAATGTATAATCCAAATCATCCTTCAGGCTCTGCTTATTATGGAGAAGCAATTGAAAACATGCCTTTATTAGAAGCATTTCCAGATGAAACCCAAATTATGAAATATAAGTTAACTGATGCACCTCGTGGTACTAGTAGATTACCTATATTAAATGTTCCACCAAGTTTAACATTATCACAATTAGCTACACAAGCAATTACTCCAACAACTTTAAATTACGTTTCTACAACAGAATCAAGTGGGTATACATTTACAGTTTCGGATGCTAGATTATTTTCAAGTTTCCAAGGTACAGGAATTGAAACAACTGCAGCTAATCAATTAAATGCTCAAACGGGTACTACAACAAATGGAACTAATGTTTCACAAACAGTAATAGGAACCACATTATCTGTAGCAGCTACAGGGGTTAATACATTATTTGGAACCCAAACTTCATTATATGCTACTTTAACAATTATAGGTAGAGATAGTGGTGCAAGAGTACAAATTCCAATTACAATCAATAAAACAGCAACAACATCAGCATTTACAGCAGGATAAAATTATAATAAAAAACTATGGCATTCACAAGATTTGAACAAGGAGATATTGTTTTAAGTAACGACGCAGTTGCCTCTACATTGTGGAGTAATAATACTCCCTCCTTAAGTGTATTTTATACTTCATCAGTACAAATGGGGAGTAGTACTAAAGAATATTATACTGATGTATACCAAACAGCATCTACAGATGCTACTGCTGAAATACAATATGCTATTGCGTATTGTGATGAAGAAGGTAGTGGTAGTACATTTTTTAATGCTTTAGTAACAGGATCATCTGCAACTAGATCTAATTATGGACAATATAGAACTTTAATTTTAGGTGATGAAAATGCTGATTTTATATTTGGTAATGTTTCATCTTCTTACTTTTATGCTCTTAATATTGAAAGAGCAAGATATAAAGAATCTATACTACCAGGATTAACAACTATAGTATTAGAAACAGAAGCAGGAAGACAAACATTAACAGATGACAGTCAGTTAAATCAATCAGTAGTATTTACAGATGCTGGTAGAAGATATAATCTCATTTCAGGATCAGCAGGAAATTTAAGTGCAGGTGCTTTAAATACTCAAGGTTGGTCTTCAAATTCAGGGTCATATGGTTGGTTATTACCTGATGTAGGTTTAATTTTACTTAATGCTAGAGCTTTAGAAACCCCATCGGGAAGTGGAGGTATAGAACTTAAAGTAACTCGTTCATTTGATTCAGCATCACTTAATGCTAATCATTTATTAGATGCTTTTAATTTAGGTGCAAACTTTACATTAAATAGTAATGAAACACTATCATCTGATTTTGTATTTGTAAGAGCAAGAAATACAAACTTTAATTATTCAGAAAACCCATCATTTATATCAGGTTCAACTGGTGTAGTATTATTCCCTTCATTTGTTGATAACCCTCAAACATATATTACAACCGTAGGACTATATAATGATAATAGTGAGTTATTAGCAGTAGCAAAACTATCAAGACCTTTACCAAAAGATTTTACAAAAGAATTACTCGTAAGAGTTAAGCTTGATTTTTAAAATGAATGGCAGCTTACAAACAATTTTCAACTAATGATGTCGTAATAAACCCCTTTAAAGCAAACAAAGGATTTAACCTTACAGGTTCGGCTATAACATCTTCTATATTAGGTATTGATATCTTTCAAGGTATTAATCCTACGGGTTCTATTATTTCAACAGAAGCCCCAGATACTGGACTAATATCAGTACAAAATACTACAGGGGTATATAATAGTGCAAAACAATTATATTATTCAAATTATTTAACTAGAAGTTTAGGAGATTTTGTTCCTACAGCAAGTATAGTTCCTGGGGCTAATGCTTCAAGTACTGTAGCTTATGGTCCTATTGAATCCCCAAGATATGAAAATTATTTACAATCTTCACTAACACAATCTAGAAATTTTCCAACAGGTAAAGGTAATCTTTTAGGAGATATTACAACTGTTTCTATTCCTCAAAAACTATTTGGGGAAAATATCGTACCTTCTACATTTGAATTAGAATATACTTCTTCAAAGGGGTATGGATTTAATGTTTTTGATGATGGTGAAGGCAATTTAATATTAAATTCATTATCAGGCAATAACCCAGTATATGGGAGTGGTTTATATGGTGTTACTTTATATGGTCAAATACCATCAGAAGGAGATGTAGGAAGTATTATAGGTCAAATATTTTATTCTCATGGAATAGCTGTATTTACAACAAGTTCTTTAACTCAAATGGGGAGTGATATTAGTTCATCCTTATCTCAATTAGAAAAATTTAAAATTGCTTTTTCTTCATCAATTACATTATATGAACATCAATATAAATGTATAATAAATGAAAATGAATTTGGATGCTCATTAAATCCATCAATTATTTCCCAAAGTTTAGATGCATCCGGAAGTTTAAATGATGTTTATTATGATTTTGCAACTGGGTCATATTTTGATCCTTATATAACAACTGTTGGATTATACACAAACACTCAAGAATTAGTAGCTGTAGGTAAACTATCATTCCCAGTCCCAGTATCAAAATTTTGTGATACAATTATTCAAGTTAATTTCGATACTTAAAAAATTATTATGAATTGGATTTATAGAAAAAAGGAAATGGAGACAATCTCTGATTTTCCTGATAATACTCACGGTTTTGTATACCGAATAGTGCATATACCTACAGGTAAAGCTTATATAGGTAAAAAAATACTTCAAAATACTACTAAAGTTAAATTAGGTAAAAAAGAACTTAAAGAATTAGAAGGAATAGTAGGTAGAAGACCTTCATATAAGATGTCAGTTAAAGAATCTAATTGGAAAACATATTGGGGTTCAAACAAACATATGAAAGAATTATATGAAACTGAACCTAAAGAAAATTTCAAGCGGAGTATTTTAATTTGTGCCCCAACAAAAAAATTATTAACTTATTACGAATTAAAATATCAAATATTATACGAAGTTTTAGAAAAACCCGAAGAATACTTTAATGATAACATTCTCGGAAAGTTCTTCACTCGTGACTTTGATGTGTAAAGAATTGTTCGTATATTGAGATCTATGGTAAATGAGCTATTAGTTAATTTAGTAGATTCTGTATTAGGTACAGGTAAAAGAACAGCAAGGGGAAATAGAGCCTATCATTGTCCTTATTGCAACCACCATAAACCAAAATTAGAGGTTAATTTTACTCAACATAAAAAAGGTTATAATCCATTCCATTGTTGGGCTTGTGATAAAAAAGGTAGCCGTATTTCTTTTATATTTAGACAAGTTAAAGCATCACCTGACAAATATGAAGAACTAGAAAAATTAATAGGTAGTGAAGTTGAAATAAAACACCAAACAAATCTTACCAAATTAAAACTACCAGAAGAATATAAACCAATCTTAGGTAGTAGAGATATTTTAGCACGGCATGCTTTTTCATATTTAAAATCTAGAGGTATTACTAAAGATGATATTGAAAAATATAATATAGGATATTGTGAATATGGTAGGTATGCTAAAATGGTTATTATTCCATCTTATGATGAACAGGGTAATTTAAATTATTTTACAGGTCGTTCATTTGAAAAAGAACCATTTGTTAAATATCGCAACCCAGAAACATCACGTGATATAGTACCATTTGAGTTGTTTATTAATTGGGATATACCGTTAGTACTATGCGAAGGACCATTTGACGCCATAGCCATTAAAAGGAATGCTATTCCATTATTAGGCAAAAATATACAACAAAATTTAATGAAAAAAATCGTCACTTCTAAAGTAGAAAAAATTTATATTGCTTTAGATACAGACGCCCAAAAGCAAGCACTTAAGTTTGCTGAATATTTTATAAATGAAGGTAAAGAGGTTTATTTTATGGACCTCGAAGGAAAAGATCCAAGTGAAATGGGTTTCACTAATTTCACAAAACTAATCCAAAAAACGTTTCCTATTAATGAATACGATTTAATGAAACGGAAACTACAATTACTATGAGTAAAAGAAACATTAAACATTCCTATAACAGGATTCTAGAAATTTCTGAGGATGCGAAACAAATTACTATGCCAGATTCACGATATTATCGTAGAAATGGAAAGTATTACCCCTCAATCACTTATGTTTTAGGATCATATCCTAAAGGTAAATTTTTTGAAGACTGGTTAAAAAAAGTAGGATATTCTGCTGAATACATTGTCAAAAAAGCAGGTGAACAAGGTACAGAAGTACATGAAATGATTGAAGATTATCTAAATGGAGGAGAATTAAATTTTTTATCTCCATCAGGTTATCCTAAATATGACCCATTAGTATGGCAAATGTTTTTACGTTTTGTTGATTTTTGGGAAGAATACAATCCCAAATTAATT